TTGCATTGCCGGACACCCTTGCATTGCCGGACACCCTTGCATCACCGAACACCCATGCATTGTCGAACACCCTTGCATCACCGGACACCATTGCATTGCCGGACACCCTTGCATTGCCGGACACCCTTGCATCACCGAACACCCATGCATTGCCGGACACCCATGCATTGCCGGACTGGTTTATATTTCCTTCTTTTTCTACCCATCCGCCAGTTTCTCCGGCTTTTACATCCCCAAATGAAATGAGCGCTTTGATTCGGAAAAGTTTCTTTCCGAAAATGTTAATTTTGGTTTCTGATGTTAATTCAAATTTCTTCATTTTCTTTATCCTCCTTAATTACTGTGAATGCACAGTTCACAGTTTCTTTCTTATCTGTTTTTTTCTCCAGCTTATTCTCAGAAAAACTTTCCGTCTTACCAAGAATGTATCCTTTGTCAAACTCTGACATATTAGGAATCGCATCTTTCAACTTCTCAACGATTCTTTTTTCTTTTTCAGACATGCGCTCACTCCTTTCTTGTGATATACTCTCCTGTGAAAGGAGAGATGTTATGGAAATTTCTGGTTCACAAATCAAATTGTTAAAACGTCTTTATAAAACTGATATACCGTTGTCTGATTTTTCCAATTCAGAAAAAGGGGAAATAGAATATCTTGGGAAACGCGGGTTCATTAAATACAGTAAAGAAGATACCGATTCTAGAATCGCACCAACCATTGTCTGCATTCAGTCAGCTGGAAAAGCTTTTTATGATTCTTATGTAAGAGACCGCAGACGGTGGTATATTCCTGTTGTTCTATCCATTGTCGCCATCGTAATCAGCTTATTTGCACTGTACAAATCTGGACAGGTAATCAATGTTTACATTGACGAAAACAAAATGAATACGGTCACAGCTGAGAATCCTCCAGCAAATGCAGATAACAAATAGGGGAAATTCGGATATCTGTAAATGATTGGTAATCCGTCACCATACTTGCGCAACGCTCTGTGTGCTTGTCTAGCCATTTTCCCATGTGAATAATGAGGGTCACTGTTTATGGAATCCAGAATTTCCCATTTTGTCATGTTGTCATATTTTGACGGTGTTCTGCGGAACATTTGTTTTCACCTCCATGTTAAGAACTTTCTTTCTGCACCTTACCAGAATCATCTGTCTTGTCAGTATTCTTATACTTGGCAATTGTCTCGCCGACACCAAGGAAATATCCCTTGTCAAACTCTGACATATTGGGAACTGCCTTGGTTATTGATTCGAGAATCTTCTTTTCTTTCTCAGACAATGTGTTCACTCCTTTCTTACACGTTTTGATTCTTCAAAAGCAACTAAATCACTTTCTAGCACTCTGTAACCAGAGCCGTTCAGATTGATTGCCGGAAGCTGTTTATTCCGTATCCATCTCCACACGGTAGGAACTTTCACACTATATCTCTGAGCGATTTCTTCGCAAGTGTAAAGACGTTCCAAAAAATCACCTCCTACTTATTTTTAGTTGCGTTTACCACTTATTTGTGTTATCCTAGTTAATGCCTATTGGCAAAGGAAAGGAGTGGTTATCATGACCCAACTTTTGAATTTGCCTGTTCCCTTTGTTCGTACTGATACCTCGACAGTCAAAACAGGTCAAAGACGGCTCTGATTGTTTTGTCAGCGATTAGGCATGTTGCAGAACCAAGACTGCGAAAGTGACAAGGTGCTTCAAGAAGCATTTGGCGCTATCGGATGTGGCTTCGGCCTGCAAAGTACATAGGGTAAACAAATTTGGAAAAGGACTGTTCAGAATAGCGCTCTGAGCAGTTTCTTTTTTGTGGTAAACGCTCAAGGCCTTGTATTACCTTGTGTTATTATAATATCTCACTCAGATAGATTTGTCAAGCGCAAATCTCACAAAAAATTTGACAGAGTTAGACTTTTGTGCTACTATATACTTGCAGTTAAGAATAGGAGGTGAAAAGAGTGAACACCAGGATTCAACAAATAAGAAAGACTGCGAAGATGACTCAGGATGAGTTCGCCGAGAAAATCGGGGTATCTAAGAACTTTGTTTGGATGATAGAAAAAGGAGAAAGAGTTCCATCAGATCGAACTGTCAAGGATATCTGTAGAGAATTCAAAGTCAACTACGAATGGCTGACTAAGGGAACAGGTGATATGTTCATCCAGAATAAGAGAAAATCCGAGATTGCGGATTTTGTTGGTTCGGTTCTGAATGGAGAAGCAGATAGCTTCAAGATACGATTAGTAGAAATACTTGCTAATCTAAATGAATCAGAATGGGAAACACTTCAGAAACTTGCGAACGCTTTAGCGGACAAGGAAGAAGAGTAAAAAGATAGGGACAGGATGTAACTCCTGCCCCTTTTCTTTATTTCAGTCCTAGAAATGATATTATAAATCTAAATATTGTATACAATTGGTCGTGATCTGCTTTTTCTAATATTTCAATAATTTCTTTCTTATAATCCATAATAACCCTCCCTGTCACAACTACTACCTACACCACAGTATATGTCCGGTTTGTGGGAATAATCGAACATTCGTTTGTTTCATGTCATTATACCATTAATGTTCGCCCTTGGAAACTGCCAGATATACACCGATATATTTATGATTGCATAGAAATTATTCGTAAAATCAAAGATATAGTCTTTTTTGTTTAGTGGCAGGGCGAATAAAAACGGCGGCATGGTCTGATTTGTTTCATGGGCGCTATTCTTATGTAGGGTAGAAGATCTGTACGCATTTTGGACAGAATACACTTCTGACTCTTCGCGGATATAATCGTCTACGCACATTGGTAAATAAACAATGTAATTAAGCAAAAGCACAGTTCCTATTATAATTAGTATATTTTTGATTATTTTCATTTCACAAATCACCTAAAAACTTCTATTTACAACCAAATTTAACGATGCTATAATAAAAATAGCATATTTAAACACTTTTTTTTGCAAATGGCGAAAACAACGCCCATAAGGGAATGATTTGAATGAAAATTGCGATTTGTGACGATGATAATTTACGAATTGAAATTTTCAAAAATAGCATTGACCGATATCTAAAAGAGCATGGTGATGGTGGATATACATTAACCACTTACACCAGCGGAAAGCCTTTGATCGACGATGTTTCAGATGGTGAATGGTATGACATAATAATTCTTGATGTCTCCATTAACGGAGAAAATGGCATAGAGATTGCCAAAAGATTAAGAAAAATCGGATACTATGGAAATATCACTTTTTGGACAGAACGCAAAGAATATGTATTTGATGCACTTGATGTGCTGCCGGTTCATTACATCATTAAAGGCTCTGAGCATGGAAGAATGTATTCAGTTGTTGAGCAGACGCTTGAAAATATCCGTGAAAAAACGCTTACTATCAAGAACAAGGACTACTTTCACAGAGCTGAATTCCGGCATATTGAATACATCGAAAGCCAGAACAAATACATAATCATCCATTGCACGTGCGGAATATCACACAAGGAACGAGGAAAGCTCAATGATATTGAGAAGAATCTTGACGGAAGATTTTTGCGCTGCCACCAGAGCTATATAGTTAATATGGACGAGGTAATCGAAGTAAGCCATTTTTTTACGATGGTATCTGGCGCGATCGTCCCGATCAGGCAAAAAGAACTTGCGAAAATAAGAGAAAAATATGAAAACTACGTCATTGGAGGGAAATAAAGCATGAGCGAAGAAAAAACAAAGAAATGCAAACATTGCAAGATGGACATTCCAAAAGATGCAAAAATATGTCCACATTGCAGAAAGAAACAAAAAAGCGGAATATTAAAATGGGTTGTATTAATACTTATCATAGGAGTGGTTATCGGTGCTGTCACAGGCGAAGACAAATCCGCTGATAGTACGACAAAACAAACAGAGGCAACTGCTTCAGACAGTCAGAAACAGGAATCTGAGTCAATCGAATATACATCTGTATCTGTAAATGACATGATGGATGCCCTTAATAATAACGCTATGGGAGCATCTGACAAATACAAAGGCAAATACCTTGAGATTACTGGAAAACTCACAAATATTGATGCAGGCGGAAAATATATTGATCTCATGGCCGATGGAGACTTTGAAATCATTGGCGTCCAGTGTTACATTAAAAATGATGACCAGAAGGCAAAAATATCCGCTCTTACAAAAGGCGATACAGTTACATTAAAAGGAAAATGCACAGATGTCGGAGAAGTCCTTGGATATTCTTTTGATATTACAGAAATAGAATAAATACTAAAAAGAACCGGCTCTCGCTACCAACGGGAACCGGTTTTATAATGAAAAAGAAAAATATTAATCGCACCACACTCATACGCAAAGATGATGCATCATTCATACAAATCATATTGTATCATCTTCGGTATTTTTGAGCAACCCAGAAAATTTGTTCGCATTCAAAGAGGGAAATATCATGCCGAAGAAAAGAAAGACTTACCCAAAATTGCCAAACGGATTCGGGAGCATCCGTTATCTTGGCAAGAATAGACGTAATTGTTATGCCGTACATCCACCAGCAACAATTAACGCAGCAGGAAAAGCGGTCCGTCCACCTGCAATCTGCTACGTTGATGACTGGCTGAAAGGCTTCGCTGTTTTGACCGCCTACAAAGCCGGAACGTACAAGCCCGGGATGGAGAGCGACTTACTAGTATCCCCTACTACTAACACAGATACCCTTGTGAGCCGCATATTGGCTGATTACGGAACGATAAAAGGAGTGGAAGACAAACATCCAGAGATTAAGAAATTAACGTTTGCAGAGGTATACGAACGGTTTATGGCATGGAAGTTCGCCGAAGGAACGAATTACTCGAAAGCAACGAAATCAAACTACTCGGCAGCCTATTCGTATTGCACGGCATTATATAACAAACCTTTTGAAGATTTAAAAGCTACAAATCTGCAGGAATTCATTGACAATCAAAAAGGACTGAAAAAAGGAAGCCTGAAAGCAATACTGGTGCTTTTTAACCAGATGTATAAATACGCAATATACGCTGAGATTGTTTCAGAAAACAAATCTAAATTTGTCAAGATAAACAAAGAAGATGACACTGAGCATGGCACTGCTTTTTCTGAACAGGAATTGAAAATCCTATGGAAAAATTCAGCAGACACTGATGTACAACTTATTCTGATCATGTGCTATTCTGGTTGGAGAATCGGAGAGCTTGAAAATCTGGAAGTTAATCTGGACAAAAGATATTTCCAAGGTGGTTCAAAAACAAAAGCCGGCAAAGACAGAATTGTGCCTATCCATCCATGTATCTACAACTTTGTCAAATCAAGAATTGATACTGACGGAACCCTACTGAATATGAATAAAGTCACTTACAGAATGTTTCGATTTTATCCAATATTGGAGAAAATAGGAATAGTCGGAAGTCCAAAGCATACACCGCATGATTGTCGGCATACATTCTCTGCTTTATGCGAAAAATATGGCGTCCGGGAGAACGACCGGAAGAGGATGTTGGGACATTCGTTCGGGAGCGATGTCACGAACGCTGTGTACGGTCACAGAACCCTAGAAGAACTCCGGTCGGAGATTAAAAAGATAAAAGTTCCGTTTGTGACCAACGGCAAACAGCCGAATCAAACATTTGTGACTAACTGTGACTAACCGTTCCTTTTTAAGATATTTTTATTTTACCCAAATCTGTCTATATAGAGTCCGGAAACTAGCATAAAATCAACATTTTTCAGTGTTTATGCGTCTTTGCGAAGGTTGTAAAAATATTTACATTAGAAAAGGCAAAGTAGGTAAGAATGCCGTATTTATGCGGATTCCAACAATTTATTTGTGACCAACGTGTGACTAACCAGAAAATTCTTATCATTCCGAATTTGATTCAATACAATGCAAAGAAGCCCCAAGGATTAACTCCAAGGGGCTTGAA